ATACGGTCTTGTTGCTAATCCTTTTGCGGAAACTGGTGCTGTTTCAGGTGCTGTTTCTGGAATCACTGATTCTGGTACACCTAACTCAAACAGATACTACCAAAAAGTTAAAGTATCAAACATCATGTAATACGTTGTTTACGTATATTTAAAAAAGGGGGCTTCGGTCCCCTTTTTTTTTGGTCCTAATAATGGGATAAATAAAAGCATGAGTGATAATGATGAATATATGAAATATAAACCTGTCAAAGAAGGCAGTTTTAAATCATATGCACCTAGTATTATTAAAGGTATGGAACCAAGATTTGGTAATCGCTATGCCTCAAAATTATTTCCTTCAAGTAAAGTTAATTTAGATTTATCTCATAGATGTCCTTTGGAGTGTCCTAGATGTTCAAGACAAATGCATTGGAGAGATAAGGGATTAAGAGTACCTGGGAGAGATATAACTGTCAAAGAATTTGAAAAGATAGTAGATTATTTTGACAGAATACAATTTTGTGGTCAGTATTCTGATCCTATACACCACCCACACTTTATAAAGTTTCTTTCAATGATACACGAAAGAAAAAAAATAAGTCAAGTACACGTTGCCTCTACACATAAACCAGACAAGTTTTTTATTGAGGCATGGAAGGCCAATCCTGAAACACAATGGTGGTTTGGTATAGATGGATTACCTAAAGATAGTCATAAGTATAGAATTAATCAAGACGGTGAAAAACATTTTGAAAGAGCTATTATGGCTAAAAAATATCTAAAGAAAAAACCTATATGGCAAATGATTGTGTTTAGATATAATCAACACTCTATACAAGATTGTGTTAAACTTGCCGAGAAACATGATATAGTTTTTAATTTAGTAAACAGTGGTAGATGGTTAGGTCCAGATGATTGGTTAATGCCTGAAAACAAAGCAGAGTCTAGAGGAGATTATGCCGAAACATGGGATCCGGATGATAATAATATTGTTGGTCTTGCACCAGATGGTATTATGAATAAAAATGCCGATGGTTCCAACTATCAACACCCTACATTAAAAGATGGTACAGATTGGGCGGCTTTACCAGAGCATGTAAAAAGAGAAGATTTAAAGAGAAGACAAACAGAGGATAGATCAAAAAAATTTTATAGAACAGCTGATGGTGGTAACTACTTAAAGGATAAAGATGACAGAAAAAGTTAAACTTAATTTTCCTCATATAACAGATTACAAAGATACTGAGCCAGATACGAAGATAGAACCTATGTGTATTAAAGGTAATATGAATTTGGCTATTACAAATAGAGGTGAGGTTATACCTTGTTGTAGATGTGATACACACGAAAATATGAGTGATCCAGAGTTTAGAAAAATGATAGATAGAAGTAGAATAGCAGATCACGACAGTATAGATGATATAATAGAGTCCGATGTTTGGAAACAATTTTACGATCAACTAAAAGAAAACAGAGGACCAAAGGCCTGCTGGGATACTTGTCGTACAAATAAGCCCGAATCAGACAAACAAGAAATGGTTTTTGCCGATAAAGACGGAAAACTCAAGGTTTGGGAACGAAAATAACCTAAATATATCAGGAAAATCAAGACATATGAAGAACTTATTAAGAACAATATTAGCCATGTTAATGGTAATAATCTGTATTAAGGTTGTTGCTTTATTTCTGTTTATATGTTATATTGGAGTATTCGATCCTAAATCTATAAACCCTATAGATAAGATAGACGAAAGACTAAAACAAGTAGAAACTAAAGACGAGATTCTTACAGAAACAGAGAAGGAATTAGAGAAAGTGGCTACTGAAAAAGAGTGGGAAGAAGTAGATAAGGAGACAGATAAATAGTATTATGACAACTTTAAAATCTAGACAACCAACAAAATTAGACTATGCAAGTCCAACGCAGTTTAAATTTAGTATATTAAAATTGCCGAAGACTGAATACTTTTGTACAGCAGTTAATATACCAGGAATATCTTTAGCAGGAACACCTGTACAACAAACTATGTTAAAAGATGTACCTTTACCAGGTGATAAACTAAATTACGAAAGTTTATCTATGACTTTTTTAGTAGATGAAAATTTAGAAAATTATCAAGAGATACATGGTTGGTTAAGAGGTCTAGGATTTCCTGAAGACCATAAAGAATTTCAAGATACATTGACAAGTGGAAATGATAGATTTCCAGGTAGTACAAGCACTGTATTAGGTGACGCAGGTAGAACTAAATACGCTCCACCAAAAACAGGTGGGTTATATTCAGACGCTACGTTATCAGTGTTATCAAATAAAAACAATTCGGTTGTAGAAGTTAGATTTAGTGATGTGTTTCCTATTTCACTATCAGGTTTAGCATACAACCAACAAGCAACAGATGTTGATTACTTAACAGCCTCGGTTACTTTTGAATATAAAATTTATGATTTCGCCTTAACAGGCAAACAAAAAACGGTTACAACATCTTAATAAATAAGATTGAGTAATATTATGAACAAGTGGAGATATAATGGATTTAGAACAATTACAAACAGAAGCAGATAAAGATTTAAAAATTAACGATATAGAGTTAGATATTGAATCTTTAAAAACACCTCAACTACATAACAAGTATTTAAAATTTTTAACAAAGTTTAAATTGTTATTAACACGTGCTGAGGACGAATATAGAACAATCAAAAGGGAAAAATGGGAGTATTATACAGGTAAGGCAGACCCAGCTGTATATACATTGAAACCATTTAACTTAAAGATATTAAAGGCCGATGTACCACAATATATTGACGCTGATCCTGAAGTACAAAAATTAAATCAAAAAGTGAAATATCTAGAAACGGTTACTGATTTTTTAGATAGAACATTAAGACAAATTTCTAATAGAACATTTACGATTAAAAACGCAATAGACTGGAAGAGATTTACAAGTGGCGCCGTATAATGTACTTAAAAAATAACCATTGTGTATCTATCGCTAAATTTTCTCCACAATATTGCGAAGATATAATCCAAAAAGCAGACAAATTACCTATTGCAGAGGCGGCTATTCAAGATGGCAATCAAGATAATAGAAGCTCTAACGTAGCATGGATAAAAGAAAATGAACAACTGTACAAAGATTTAGAAAGAACAATACTAGAACATAATAAGTCTGCCGGTTGGAATTTTGATTTAAAAGAATTTGAGCCCTTTCAGTATACAATATATAATGAGAACGACCACTATGATTGGCACATAGATTCACATACAGAGCCATATCCTAATGGTTTCATTAGAAAAGTAAGTTTTACTTTATGTTTAAATGAAGATTATGATGGAGGAGAATTTGAAATTGCAAATCCTAATCCTAAAGGTATTAATCAAAACTTAAAGTTTAATGATAAGTTTACAACAGGTACACTTATATCCTTTCCGTCATTTATGTGGCACAAAGTACACCCTATAACAAAAGGCACTAGAAAAGTGTTGGTAGGTTGGATTGTCGGTCCTTCTTTTATATAATGCCAGATATCAGATACATCATAGTAGATAGAAAAAACGATGTTTACCTCAAAGTGGAGGCAGACGCCTCTATACGTAGAGAGTTATCGGAGTATTTTTGCTTTGAAGTACCTGGTTATAAGTTTGTTCCTGCTTATAGAAACAGAGTGTGGGATGGAAAAATAAGATTATTCTCTTATGCAACTGGTGAAATTTATGCCGGTTTATATCCTTATATACTTAAATGGTGTGAAGATAATAAAATACAAGTAGTAGATGGTACTAAAATTACAGATACAAAGGTTGATGAAAAGAAAGTAGACGCATTTATAAAAGCTCTTAAAATCCCTATGGAAATAAGAGATTATCAAAAAGAGGCATTTGTATATGCAACTAAAAAGAATAGATGTTTATTGCTATCGCCAACTGCTAGTGGTAAATCATTAATAGTATATTTGTTAGTACGTTTTAACATATTAAGATTAAAAGAACAAAACAAGAAAATCTTAATTATAGTACCAACCACGTCATTAGTAGAACAATTAACAAAAGACTTTGGCGACTATGGTTGGAACATGAATAATATACACAAAATATATCAAGGCCATGATAAGGAAACAAATAAAAATGTTATTATATCTACATGGCAATCTGTATACAACCAACCAAAAAAGTGGTTTAAACAGTTTGGAATGGTTATAGGTGACGAGGCACACTTGTTTAAGGCAGTTTCATTGACAAAGATAATGACAAAACTGGAACAATGTAAATACAGAGTAGGCCTTACAGGTACTTTAGATGGTACAAAGACTCACAAATTAGTATTAGAAGGATTATTTGGTACAGTAAATAAGGTGGTATCAACAACAGAATTACAAGAGAAAAAACAGTTAGCCGACTTGAAAATTATATGTTTAGTATTACAACATGACAAAGATGTTAGACATATGTTAAAAGATAAGACATACCAGGAAGAAATGGATTACCTAGTGAGAAGTGAAAAGCGAAACA